CCGCTGTTCACCGTGGGCCAGGTTCTGGGCCACAAAAGCCCGGTCAGCACCCAGCGCTACGCGCACCTGTATGCCGACACCCTGGCGGCCGCTGTGGGCCAAATTGGCCGCAAGCGGGCCTGACTTGGGAGGATTTCCCCACAGTCTGGCGGAAAGGGAGGGATTCGAACCCTCGGTACTGGAGAACCAGTACGCCGGATTTCGAATCCTATGCGCCACCCGCGCTACGAGGTAAGCGCCCTGGGGAAATAGGCGCAAAACAGGCGTTTGAAGGGGGTAGTTGGGCAGAAATCCCCACAGTCCAGGCTCATTGAGTGAGCCACTGATACGCCCGCTGACAAGCCGCCCCGGCAGTACCCCTTGCATCCGCTACCGCAGCAAGCTCTCGACCAGCTTCCTCCAGCCGTCCGAGCACGTCGGCGAGCACAGTGGCGGGGCTGGGGGTTGGTGGGCTGCTGGGGGTAGGGGCGGGATCTGCGGGGGTGGGGGCGGGGCAGGCGGTAGTGGCGGCGAGCTCGTCGGCGCGGTGGCGCAGGCCGTCACCAGCAATGCGGCCAGCAGTGCGGGCAGCGTCCAGGGCGCGGGCTTGGGTTTCGGCTTCACGGGCAATCTCCTGGTGCTTGTGGATCCATGCTTGCTCGATGCTGCGGTAGGCGGCGGCTGCGCTGGCGCTGGCGGCCACGGCCTGGGCGCGGTCTTCGGCGGCCTGGCGGCGCTGGGCCTGGATCTCGGTGCGCAGATCTGCGGCGGTGAGCTGCGCGCGCTGCAGGCGCCAGGTTTGCACGCCGGCCAGGGTTAGCGCCACCAGGATGCAAGCCAGCAGGGCGCGGGTCATGGGCGGCCTTCGCACATGGCGCGCTCGGCGGCGCGGCGCTTGGGCAGGCCGCCGCAGCGGTGGGCGGGGTCGCGGCAGTCTTTACCCTGGAAGTAGACCCAGCGATCGAACTCGGCGCAGGCCTGGGCGTGCTGGCCGGCGTTGTGCAGGCGCACCATGGTGCTGCGGCACACGGCATCGGCGCCGACGTTGTAGGCCAGGCTGACCAGGCTGTCGAATTCGCCTTGCGTCAGCGGCGCGTTGACGCAGCGGTGCAGCGCGGTTTCGCCTTTGCGCACTTCGCGCAGGGTGAGGGCCAGGGCCTGGGGTGGGCGGATGGTGTCGCCGATCTGCACGGGCGAGCCGTCAGGCCGCCAAGTGCTGCCGAAGCCGTAGGTGGGCCGGTCAGTGGGCAGCGGGCGGACGGCCTGGTCGGTGTAGCCCTCGTCCTGCGTCAGCGCCACCAGTCCGGCGGCGCTGAGGGTGAGGGCTGCGGCCAGGAGGCGGGGGTGTTTCATGCAGGGGTGGCCTGGCTCACAGCCCCAGCTTGGCCTTCTCCGCGCGGCCCCAATCGCGGCAGGCTTCCGCCCAGGCGTTCCACGCCGTGGTTTCAGCGCTGGGGGCGATGCGCAAGAGCTTGATTTCGTCGTCAATGCTGTAGCGCTGGCGGATCTGCTCGACCACTTTTCGGTCAATCAGCTTGACGTGCGGGCTGGCGGTGCGGATGGCGTTGCGCAGTTCCGTGGGCAGCGGGCTGGGCAGCGTCTCGATGCTGGCGGCGATCTGCGCGGGCTGCTCAGCGGGCAGCGTGGCGCCGTCGTCCAGGCAGACGATGGTGCGGCCATCGGCCAGCGTGGCGATTTCCTGGCCCTGGCGCTGGCCAGGGGCGGATTCAGGCAGCCGCAGCTCGAAGGTGTTGATGGCGGTGATGGTTTTGCGGTAGGCGATGAGAGAGGGCATGGTGGTGCTCCGTCAGGTAGTGGACGAGGGGTTGATGAGATGCCGTGTGGCGCGCGTGGCCCAGGCGTGAAACGATGGACTGAAGCCGGCCGGCCTGGGCGTGAATGCTGCGTGTGGGGTGGCTCATGGTGTTGGAGGCAGGCCCAGTCGCTACCGCTCAGGGCCTCAGAGTTACAGGTAAGAGGCGGCGCGGAACCCGAAGCCGTCGATCGAGTCGCCGCGGGCGGCGCTCAAGGCCAGCGCCCAGACCCCGGCAAGGCTGCCGAAGCTCCAGGAGCCGCCAGAGATCACACAGAGCTCATTCGGGCGCGCGTCGTACAGATAATCGTTGCCGAACTGGTTGCTGCCGCCCACGCCACCAGACAGCGGGATTCCAAGGCCTGCAAAGCCCCAGGCGGTGCCGCTGGTGGAGGCGCTCAGCACCTGCGCCGCGTTGCCATAGGTCTTGTTGCTGGCGCTGGCTGTCAGGCTCTCGTAGGTGGCGCCGATGTTGGTGTACATGGCCGCCAGGCCGGTGGCGCCCCAGGCGTCAGTGGCCAGGGTGGTGCCGCCGGTGATGGTGCCCACGTCCACGCCGGTGTTGAGCATGAAGAAGCTAGTGCCGTTGCTGGTGAAGCCCAGCTCGGTTTCCCACACGATGCCGTTCAAGTCGGCCACGCCGCACATCATGCCGTTGTGCGTGGTGCGCGCCATGAAGTTGGCACTGCCGGTGCGGCCGGTGTTGTAGGTGCCATTGCCGTCGTCCACAAACGAGATGGCGGCGTCGTTGGTGTCGCCGTTGGCGTTGTTGTTGCAGCCCTTGGGGAAGTTGGTGCTGCCGGCGCTGTACCAGGCGCAGTAGGTGGTGCCGGTGGCGGCTGAGCCGTGCGCGTTGGCCAGCAGGGCCAGGGCGCCGCGGATGAAGCGCGTGTTGCAGAAAAAGCGGGTTCCGCGGGTCTTGGCGGCTGCAATGGCGCCGGCCAGGTTGTTGCTGGGTGCGCCGGTGAGGCTGGCGAAGGTGGCGGTGCTCAAGGAGCCGCGCTGCGCGCTGCTGAGCACGATGCCGTTCTTCAGGCTGGACGCCGTACCGCTGTTGTTGCTGGCCAGGTACTTGTCCACGAAAACGCCCTGGCGGATGGCGCCGCCGTTGTAGAAGGCGCGGTGCAGGGCGTAGCCCGCAGCGTTGGCATCGGCCACGCTGGCCCAGTGGCTGAAGGGCTTGATGTCCACCACGTTGATGGCCCCGCCGTTACTGCCGGTGCCGTAGCGGTAGTAGAAGGCCGGGATGTAGACCATCACGGAACCGTCACTGAACTGGTAATTCCCGTAGTTGTCGGAAGCCGGGTCTTCGGTGCCGACGAGCTTGGCAAAGCCGGTGGGCAACTCGGGCGCGATACCCACGCCGAAGCCCTGCTGGCCTGCCACGCCGATGTGGTTGACCAGGCCTGCCCCGCCGGCCGTGCCGATGCGGATGCCGTTGGGGAAGCTGACGGGCGAGGCGTCAGGCGTTTGAATGGTGCGGGTGACAAGGGTGCTCATTGGATGCTCCAGGTGGCGAAGTCTTGGACGGTGACGGTGATGCCGTCGGCGATGGCGATGGGCCCGGCGCTCATGGCGTTGTAGGCGCTGCCGATGGTGAGGTTGGCGGTGATCTGCCGGGTGTTCAGGCGCACGGGCGAATCCGGGCTCACGGCCTGCGCCTGCGCTGCGCTGACGGCCGCTGCTGCGGCACTGGCGGCTGCTGCTGCGGCGTTGGCCACGGGGCTTTCAGCGGCCACGGCGGCGGCGGCGGCCTGAGCAAAGGCGCGGTCAGACTGCGCAGCGCTGGCGCTGCTGGCGGCTTCCACGGCGTTGTTGTACGTGGTGGTGCCCACGGCCGACACCTGCGTGCCGAAGGTGCCCATGGCGCCCAGAAACGCATCAGCGCGCACGGCAAAGTTGGCCGGGTCTGCCCGGCTGGGCGCGGTGGGCAGTGAGGTGATGGGGGTGGGTGAGGTGGGCATGGTCAGACCAGTCCTTCAATTTCGAGGCTGCAATAGCTTTTGAGCTGATAGGCGATGTCGATGTTGAAATCGCGGAAGAAGCCGTACACCGTGAGCGGGCGGAACAGTTGATCGGTGGGCACGCCCACCCACACGGCTGGCTTGGCGCGCACGCGGGCCAGCACCTGCTGCACGCGGGCCACCTGCACGGTGTCCAGCATCAGGCGCACGTTCATGCGCTTGCTGAAAGCGCGCTCCACGAACGTGGTGGTGCCGAACTCGTCTGTTTCCTTGCGGGAAAAATCCACGATGCCCAGGCTGGCGCCGTATTCGGCGTCTCCCAGCTCGTACTGGTTGCCGAAGACCAGTTGCCCGATTGCCACGGTGCCTGAGCCGGATACGCTGACCGTCATGCGGGCGCTGGCGTAGGGTGGCAGATCGGTCAGCACCACTTCTTCCACCTGCACGTAGGGCTCGAAGAAGTATTGGTACCAGTCGAAGATGAACGTGCCGTCCAGGTTGACGGTGCGGCTGTAGACGGTGGGGCCACCCGCGCCGTCTGTCACCGTGATGGTGGCCTGCGTGCCCACCAGGCCGAACAGCGCCATGGCGTTGGCCAGGCCGGTGGCCAGCACCACGGTGAGCGGGGTGCTGCGCGTGGTGGCTGTGCTCACCTGGTCATCGAACATCGCGTGCGTGTTGTCCGGCCCAATGAGCACCCATTGCGTGGGGCTGATGTCGGGCTGGTTGCCGGTGTTGCTGTTGACCAGGCTCTGATAGATGAAGGTGCCGTAATCGACGAAGGCGTCTTTGGCGTAGGTGGTGCCTACGGCCCAGGCGCTGTAAAGCTCAGTCGCATTGCTGCTCACCAGGTGCGTGGCGGCCACGAAGGTGGTGGGGGCAATCAGTTTCATGTGGCTGCCACCGTTTGTAGGCTGGTGCCGTCAGGCGTCACGCGGTCCAGGATGCGGGCGGTCTTGTTGGTGGCCACGGCGGTGGAACGGGCTTCGGCGCGCAGGCCTTCCATTTCGGCGCGCAGCTCCTCAAGCTGCGCAATCATTCGGCGCTCTTGAGCGCGCCCGCCGGAGAACATCGCGTTGGTTTGCTCAAAGCTCCAGTAGCGCGCCGGGCCCGTGACTTCAAGCTCAGGGCCGCGTTCGCCCACCAAGCGCAGGCCGCCGGTGTGCAGGCCGCCTTCTGCAAAACCACGGTAGCCGTTGGCCAGAATGAAATCAAGAAGTTCTCTGATTTCCTTTTCCGATTTTCCTTGTTGTTGTTCGTATGCCGTTAATTCTGCAATCGTCACCTTTTTTTCATTGAAGAAAGCGATCTTTTCCGCGGCGTCGTAATCCCTAAACCAGTTTTCCGGCAGCAGCCCTTCCAGCTCGGCAACCGTTCTGCTGGTTTGTGTTCTTGCCGGTTGAGCCGCAGACGCAATCGACGCTGCTGCCACGACTGCTGCATTTGCAGCGGTCAGCGTTGCGGCATTTGCGCGGGCAATGTTGGCTGCACTTTCGGCCGCCGTTGCATTGGCTTGTGCGGCGGCAAGAACGGCGGCCGTTAAAGCCTGATTTGCAGCAGCTGTCGCAACGGTTTCCGCAGCAATAGCGGAGCCCAAACGGCTCATCGCATCACTCACGGACAGTATTCCGGTGTCGATGCTGCGCAACGCATTGAGTTGTGCCTGCGCAATGGCTAGCTCACTGGCCGCATTGACACGGGTTGCGTCAAGCTGAAGATCCAGTTGCTCCTGCGCCACCCGGGCGGCATCTTCTTGGGTCTTGAGTTGCTTTTCTGCAATGCTCAGAGCCCGCTCTGCGCCGCTGAGCTGCTGGCCCGTGGCGGATTGCAGCTCGGCCAATGAATTGGCAAGCAACAGGGTATCCCGGCGCAATTCCGCTGCGCTGGCATATCTTGAAGGGTCAAGCTCACGGCGGGCGGCTTGTACCGCTTCTTGCAGCCTGTCTTCATTCGGTAGCGTGCCTGTTGCGCGCAGACTTGTCAGTGCGTCTTGCACAAACCGCCGGCCCTGCGCGCCTGACATGCCAAACCCAGCCAGGCCGTTCAATTCTTGAACTTGTTTGCCCAGGAAATCAAAAAGCGGGCGGGCGGATTGCAGGGTTTCTTGTGCAACCTGCTTCGCTGCCTCTGCGGCCGTTTTCTGCGCGTTGATGTTGCGCATCTGCAGGTCAAAGGCGCTGCGAATCGCCGCCTCGGCAGCGGCGGCCTGGGCGTCTATGGCTCTGCGGACGGCGTCAAACGCGGCGTTTGTGGCAGCTGTGGCGTCCTGAGCAAGCCGCTGTTTGTTGGCCAGGGCTTCCTGGGCTGCCTGGGCCCGCAGGTCTGCCAAAGTGCGCTCTGATGCTTCCATTGCGGCGGCGGCGGCTTGGGCGTCCTGCAGCGCTGTCACATAGTCAAAAAGAGCACGGTTGGAGTTCTCCAGCGCGCCGCGCTCCAGGGCGCGGATGGCGGCGGTGTTGCCCTGCAGTTGCAGCAGTTGGCGCTCCAGGCCCAGGCGCTCCTGGCCGATGCGCTGGGCCTCGGCCTGGGCGGCGCGGGCTGCCTCCTGGGCGGCGGCTGCGGCCGTGCGCGTGGCTTCGGCGGCTGCGGCTTCGGCGGCCTGGCTGTCTTGCAGGGCGGTGATGCGGTCGAACAGCGCCCGGTTGCTTTCGTCCAACGCGCCGCGCTCCAGGGCGCGGATGGTGGCGGTGTCGCCTTGCAGTTGGAGAAGCTGCCGCTCCAGGCCCAGGCGCTCTTGGCCGATGCGCTGAGTTTCAGCGGCGGCGGCGCGGGCGGCTTCTTCGGCGGCGGCTGCTGCCGTGCGGGTGGCTTCGGCGGCAGCGGCTTCGGCGGCCTGGCTGTCCTGCAGGGCCGTAATGCGGTCGAACAGCGCCCGGTTGCTCTCGTTCAGCGCGGCGCGGTCCAGTGCCCGCAGCGCGGCGGTGTCGCCTTGCAGTTGCAGCAGTTGGCGCTCCAGGCCCTGGCGCTCGCGCAGGATGTCGGCGGCGCTGCGCAGGGCTTCGGTGGCTTGGTCGCTGGCCTCGGCCAGGTCTTCCACCACCGGGGTGATGCCGGCGAAGGTGCCGCTGAGCTGCACCAGCACGGCGAAGTTCTTGCGCCCGGCCTCGGTGGTGAGGTCTTGCGCTTCCACCAGTTGCCGATACGCATCGCGCGTGGTGGGCAGGGCCAGGCCCAGGCCGCCCAGGGCTTCGGTGAGCTGGGCGGTGGTCTTGGCGGTGCGCTCGGCTTCGGTGAAGAACTCGGCGTAGTAGGCGGCGCTGGCCTGGGTGAAGTTCTCCAGGCCGCCGAAGGCGTCGGCCAGTTGGCTGGCCAGGTCGGCGCCGGCCAGGCTGGTGGCGTACAGGTTCAGGCCCAGCAGTTCGAGCGCCGGGTTGATGGTGCTCAGGCTGCCGGCCAGGCGCGTGAGTGTCTGGACGTTGGTTTCGCCGGCACGGGCGTAGCTGGTGCCGGTGGCCTCGATGGTGCGGGTGACTTCGCTCACCTGGTCGATGAATCCCCTGAACGTGCTGCCGGATTCCGTTTGCTCCCAGTCTTCGATGCGCGTGGTGAGGGTTTCCGTGACGGTGCGGCTGGCGCCCAGCACGAAGGCGGCCAGGTCTTCGTTTGCGGCGGCCAGCGCTTCTTCCACCTTCTTGGCGGCCTG